ATTTTTTATTTTCTTCATAACTATGATTCATCATTTCACATATTTTAATATGTTCTTGAATTGTTAATTTTTTTTCTTTTACTAAATTATTAATATAAGTAGAATAATAATGTCTTAATTCAACACCGGAATATGAAATACCATATATTTTTTTGAAAACTTTCATTATATGAATTCTTATGGTTGAATTATCATATTCCTTATTAATATTATCTAATAATAAAGGACCTGTTTTTCTATCTTGTATATAATCTATAATTAATTGATTTAATTCTTGTGATATTTGAAATTCTTGAATTTCTTTATTTTTAGTTCGATAGAAATAGAATTTACCATTATAATAATAATTATTTCTTTCATTTATTTTTTTAGTTTCTTCTAATAAAGGTTGATTATCAATTAAATACATACGTATATAATCAATAGGTCTTCTTACAGGAAATAACATAAATAAAGAGAATAATATTTTTTCTCTATTTGATAATTTTTTTTCATTAATTAATTTTAAAATATCAATTTTATTAAAGGATAAACGTTTATATTTATCGTTTTCTATAACATCCATTTGTTTATTTTCTCGTGTTTGTTGATATTCTATTTGTTTTTCAATTACATAAGGATATAATTTACATATAATGGAATCAAATCCTTCTATTCTGGATAAAATAGAATAAATATATTGTAATTCATTTTTATTTAAAGATTTAATGAATAAATATAAGTCATTATTCAGGAATTCCAGTTTTTCAGTAATATATTTAATATCATAATCATTATTTTCTAATAATTTCATTAATTCTTCTTGAAATAAATCATCCATTTCTAAATCAAAATAATTTTTATAAACTTTTTTGAAACAATTGAAATATAATTTAATTGTTTGAGGTTGTAATTCAGATTTATTAATTGAATATTTTCTATATTTATATGGTTGATAAATTGTAAATTCACAACCATCTAATTTTGATATATTTAAATCTACTAAATAATTTGATATCTTTTCTTCTTTAACATCTTCTTTAATTTCTTTAATATAATCTTCATAAATATATGGTTTAACATCATTATCATAATGTTTTATATCAACATTTTCATTTTTAAGTTTATTATAATATTTTTGATTTTTTAAACGTTGTTTTATTTTATATTCTTCTAAATTATTTAATTTTTGTTTTTCATTATAATTTCTACAATGTTGAGAATTTGAAATAGGCATTTAATAATTATATAAATATAAATAATAAAAAATAATCATTTTTTTATTTAAAATAAAAATAAATAATATAGAACCATTATAATTAACTTCTTTTAATAATTGGATTTTTAGTTAAACCATATTCCATTTTTGAAATAGAAGTTAATTTATTATAATTAATTTCAACTATTTCATCAACATTATCTTGAATTAAATCAATATGTGAAACTATAATAACTGATTTATAATAATATAATAATGATTTAAGGAAAGCTGGAACTATAGAAAGATTATATTTATCAAAATTAATAAATCCTTCATCAATAAATAATTGATTACATTGGACTTCATAATTATTCATAAATAAACTCATTCTCAACGCCATAGAAATAACGAAATGTTGAAAACCAGAAGCTTGACATATTGAAATATTATGTTTTATATCAATATTATCATTATTAATTAACCAATTAATATTAATTATATCTCTTGAAACTGTTAATATATAATCTAATTTAAAAGGTTTTGTATCTTTATGACATAAAGATTTAATAATTTTATTAGTTTTTTCTGTTAATTTATTCAAAATAAATTTATCATACATTTCAATTCTAAAAGCCTGAAAATTAATAATAATGGTTTCTAATATATCAATAGTATTATCTAAATCAATTATATTATTTAATAATTTATTATAATTTTCTTTATTTTCATTATTATAATTATTAATAGTAGTTAATTTAACAATTTTATCATTTAGAATTTTTATTTCTTTTTCTTTATTTTTTATTTTTTCATTTAAATCCAATTTTTCTTTAATTAATGGTTTATTATTATTATTAATATTATATTCACTATATTTATGAGTAGTATCTAATATTTCTTTTAATTTAAATAATTCATATGTATTTATTATTTTAGTATTATAATCATATTCTAACCATTTATTATATAAATCATTTAATTCATAATATTTCTTAATTCGTGGTTTTATATTTTTATTATAATTAATTTCTTCTTCTGTATTTTTAATTTTTAGTTTTAAATCATTAATATTTTTAACAATTTCATTATAATTAATTTCCCAAGATTTATAATTCTCATATTGTTCTACAGTAATTAATTTATCATATAATAAATAAGAATATTTATTGAAATTATCAATATTATTATTTATTTTATTTAAATCTTCATTATTAATCTCAATTATTTTATTCAAATCATTTTTATCACTAATAATTTTATTTAAATCTTTATTTATTTTATCAATTTGTTCTTTTGATTTATAATAATCATACCATTCATTTAATAAATTATAATTATTTTTAATATTTTTATTATTTTCATTATTTTTAATAAATCCATCAATATCTTCTATTTCTAATAATGAATATTGTTCTAATAAATCATCATTTATTTTAGTAATATTTAATTCTAATTCATTTATTCTACAAACCCAAGGTCTTTTACAACAATATTTACATTTTGGATTATATTTATATTCTTCATTTGTAGTTAAAATAGATAATTCATTTTTATAATTATCTAATTGAATATGTAGATTATCAATTTTATTAGAAATAATAGTATGATATTCAATTCTTTTATCATCAATTTCAATTTGTTTTAATATAATATCAATATTAATTAATTTAATTTCTTTATTAATTGCTAATGATGTTTTTAATTTAATTTGATTTAAAGGTTTATTTTTAATATTTATATTTTGTTGTTTTTTAAATAATAAATTAAAATCTAATTCTAATGATAATAATTTATTTTTATTTGAATTAATAATATCTTCTAATTTTAATTTATTATCTAATAATAATTTATAATCATTAAAAGTTAAAGAATTATTAATTTTATTTTTAGATTTTAAAGTATTCAATGTTAATATAAATTCTTTAAATATATCAAGATTATTATAAATAATAATAATTTCATTTAATAAATCATCTTTATTAAAAGAACATTTAGTTATTTTATTTGGTTTATTATAAATTAAATCTTTTTCATTTTGTTCTAATAATAATTGATTTTCTTTTAATAAAGTTAATGATTGTTCTAAATCATTTAATATATTTTCATTTTTATTATTATTATTATCATATAAATGTAAATAATTATATAATTGTAATTTTTCATTTTCTAAAACAGATAATTCACAAGGTTTAGTAATGATAATATTTTTATTGATATTAAAATAATTTTCAATTTTAGAATTAAAAGAATTTTTAAATAATAATAAATCTTTTTCATCTTTTAATTTAAATATTAATTCATTATATTGTTGTTTTAAGTATTCCAATTCATCATTATCAATAATAATTTTAGATTTATCTAAAAGATTAATTAAACTAATATAATCAGTTTCTAAAATTATTAAATATTCAGGATTTGAAATATCAATTTTAATAAGATTAAAAGATAATAATAAATCATCTTTTTCATTTATTTTTAATGATAAATCAGTATATAACTTATCAATTTCATCATCATCAATAATTTCAAATTTAGAAATAGAAATTAATTTTTCATAAACTTGTTTTTTACTTTCAATTATTTTTCTAAAATCTTTATATTTATTAATGGCTGTTTTAAATAAATCATATAAATTATAAATATATTGAATATTAAATGATTTATCAATAGTTTTTAAAGTATTTTTAATATCTAATTTTAATATATCATTATCAACATTTTGGGTAATAATAGAAGAAGATAAGAAATTAGAAATATCACCAAATAATAATTTTATTTCAAAATTACACGAAGTATCTTTTTTTAATAATTCTAAATCTGTTAAATTAATAAATTTATATAAATAAGAATGATTATTATGTATTTTATTTTCATTTTTTTTGCAAAAGTTTCTATGAATACGATATAAAGAACCATTTAATTCAATATCAATAATAGTATAACCATTATTTTTATTATGATTAATAATACCACTTGAAAAATAAGTAGTTTTAGTATTTTCACCCCAAATGGCTAATAATAAAATATCATAAATAGCAGATTTACCGGTTCCATTTTTACCTTTAATCATAAATGTTTTAGTATCTAAATGATTTAAATTTAACCAATTTTTATTTTGATAACATAATAAACCATTCCATTCTAAATATCTAATAGTAAAAGGTTGTTTTAGATGTATAATATTATCATTTTGAATACAAGAAGTAATAATAGATTATAATTCTTTATTTTTTTTAATACATTCATCAAATAAATAATCAGGAAATTTATGAATATCAAATAATAATAAATCTTTATTTTTAATAATTTGAACTAATTTATCAAATTTATCAATAGTTAATAATTTATTAAAATAAGATAAAATATAATTATTATCATTAATATTTTCAATATCATTATTATTAATAAAATTAATATTATTATTATCTAATAATAATTTTTCATTAGTATTAATATTAGAAATAATAGTAAAAGAGATATTATATTTTTTTAATAAAGAATATAAAATATCAAAATTTATATTAGAAAATGTTTTAATTTCTAATTTTTTTGGAAAATAAAGAATATGATTATTTATTTCAGTTTCTAATAAAGAATTAAATTTACCATTTTTACGAATAAATATTTCTTGATTATCATTTTGTTTAATATTAATATAACCAATATCATTATAAACATTAATTTCATTAATTTTTTTATTATTTAAATCCCATAATAAATAACCATGTTCAATTATATCTTCACCATAATTTTGTTGTATTAAACTACCAGAATAACCATATATTGTATTTTTTTTATAAGTAAATATTTGTCTTTTATGAATATCACCTAAAAGAACATAATCAAAATGTTCAACCCATTCTAAAGGATAATAATGATTATTATTATTATCAATATCATTAATATCATTAGATATAATAGTACCATTAAATAATTTAGCAGATATAAAAGTTCCGTGAAATAAAGCAATTTTAAATTTAACATCATCATTAATAATAGGAAATTGAGGTAATATATCTTTTCTTCCAGTTAATTTAGTAGTATTCATAGTATCATATAAACTAATATAAGAAAAACCAATATTATCAATGATAAATGATTTACTTTCATTTAAAATAGTTAAATTAGGAATATTAAAATTTAAAGAAGAAATTAAAGAAGGATTATTATCAATTAAATATTCGTGATTACCTTCAAATAAAATTAATCTACCAATATTAGTTAAAGATAGAATAAAATGATTAAATAATAATAAACCATAATTACTGATATTATAACGATTATGGAAAATATCACCAGTAATAATAATAATAAAATCATCAAAATTTAAATTATATTTTAGAATATTATTTTTCAAAGATAGAATAGTATTATCAAAAACTGATTTATATTCATCAAAACGTGAATTAATATCATTTCCATTTCTAATATGTAAATCACTTAAATGGAAAATATAATTCAAAGACATAATAAATAATAATAAAAGATAAGATTAATATCATTTTTTAATAAAAAAAATTAATAAGCATATAAAAGTTGTTGTTCTAATGATTGGTTCATTATTTTTGCAATTTCTTTTTTTTCATTTATATCAATATTTTTAATATAAGTAGTATATAATTTTCTAATCATAGTAGGATTAAAAGGATATTTATAAATTTTATTAAAAGTGTTAGTAATTAATTTAGATAAACCATTTGAAGAATAAATAGTATTACAATATTGAAATAAATAATTTTGTTTTAAATCAACAAAGGGATATAATTCTTCAGGTAATTTAATAATAATAACATCTCTTTTATTAACTTTCATATTATAAAAATACATTTGTATAATATTATCATCATTTTTATATAAATAATTAAATGAAGTATCAATATTTTCATCAAGTTCAGGATTAGTATTTATTATTTTAATAATTCGATAATCTTTAGGTCTTTTAGTTGGTAATAAAGTATATAATCCAAATATAAGTTTAGTTTTATTATTTAAATGAGAAAACTTTGTTAATAATTCTAAAACATCATTTTTATTAAAACTAATTTTATTAATAACTTCATCAGATGGTTTATAATCATTTCTTTTATTATAATATTCATTATTAATATAATCTTTATAAGGAGCTAAATGTTTAATAACAACTTTAAAACCATTAATATGAATGAAAATAGAATATAATGAATTAATATATTGTGGAAAAGAAGTAATAATATCTTTAATATTTTTTTTAAGAAATTTAAATGAAGAAGAAATAATATTAGATTTATATTTATTATTATTAATAAATTTAAATATTTCGTTATTTAAATCAATATCTTTTTTATTATAATGTTTATAAATTAATTTAATAATAAAAGTATATTGTTTAATAGTAGAAGGTGTAAATAATGGTTTATTTGAAAATTTAGATAAATCTATTGATTTATAAGGTTTAATAATTGGTAATTTTTCTTTTTCTTTTTTAATATCATCAGGTTTTTTAAAATTATCTTGATAATATTTTTTATAATATTCATTTCTTGTTTCTTTAAATTTTTCTTCACCCATTAACATAATTTGTTTATTAGCCCATAATTTAAATTTATCTTTTTCTGTATTATTAATATTAGTTTGTATATCATTAATTAATATATAATTATTTTTATCAAAAGTCAAAACAACTTCTAATACTTTACTTTCTAAATCATATTTATCAGTTGCATTATAATCTTCAATAAAAATGATATTAAAATGAGTAAAATCGCCATTAAAATTATCTTTAACATATTTATAAAATGGTGATGTTGGAGTTCGTTTTAAATCATAGAACTTTTTAGTTAAAGGTTGAGTAGAACCACCAATAAAGATTAATTTAGAATTGTTAGAGTTAATTATTTTAAAAATCTTTGAATTATTATATCCAACCATTACAGGGTTTTTATTTATATATATAAATATTTTTATTATTATTTAAATCATTTTTTAATTATAAAGTATAAAAATACATTAGAAATAATAATAATATGATATTATTTATATTTATAATTAATAATAATAAAAAAATAATAGAATATAAATATTAATATTTTTATGATAATTTATAAAATAATAAAAAAAAATAAAATACTTTTTAAAAACATAATCTTTTTCTTTATTATATAATTATTATTTGTCAATTGTTATTTATGTTTGTTATTTATGTTTGTTATTTATGTTTGTTATTTGTCAATTGTTATTTATGTTTGTTATTTATGTTTGTTATTTATGTTTGTTATTTATGTTTGTTATTTGTCAATTGTTATTTATGTTTGTTATTTATGTTTGTTATTTATGTTTGTTATTTGTCAATTGTTATTTATGTTTGTTATTTATGTTTGTTATTTGTCGATTGTTATTTGATTAGAATAATTATTATACAACTTATTATATTTTAATAGTTTAGTTTATTAATTGTTTGTATTATAATAACAATTGGTATTATTTATTTTTATTATGAAATACATAATTATATTTTTAATAAAGCAAATCAACAGATTGATATATTTGTATTATTTAATATTAATTAATAGTTGTAATAAGTATGTATTGTATAAGATAAACAATAGATTATTATAAAAAACGAATAGTATTTCGTATATTAATAGTTGTATAAAAAAAAGACAAAAAAATTGAAAAAAACACCAACGGATTTTATTATGTATATATTGCATACACAAGCATCGGGAATTATTATGGACGTATCGCGAACATAGGCATCGGGAATTATTATGGACGTATCGCGAACATAGGCATCGGAAAATATTATATTTATAA